TCATGCTCAAAGCTATTTCTTTTAAGAATGGCCTTCTTGGTGGCCCAATTGATGCTAACCAAGCCTCCTCATCTTTAACTGATGAAGAGCGTAAAAAGCTTGAGGTACGATATCAGAAGACCAAAGTTTCTGGTAAAGTGCATATGAACGCTGGTTCGAAGAAGAAAGATGAGAAAGATGAAGATTTGACCAAAGTAAGTTTTCTCACTCTCATCTCTGAACTATTAACTGGTGTGCGACTTAAAGATCGCGCCCGTTGGGTTGCCACGTCAGTAATGGCATTTGGCAAAACAATGCGCGACATCAACATGTATCGCAAGGCAACTCTTGAAGTTGTTAACAGTATAATTTCGTTTCTTGGTCGGTATATTAAACTCGCGATGTGGCAGAAAATGTTCGATAGCGTACCTTCGAAAGAAGACTTAGCGCTGTTCGTCCAGGAAGTTGAAGCCATTCAGGCTTACAGCGACGATGACTTGAACAAATCTGACTTTCCCGCGCAGATGGACCGACTATGGAAAACCGCCGTTTCCGTCCGAAAAATTCTAATGACGCAAAAATTGGAACCTGCTGTTAGTAATCAGCTGTCAAATGCTTGTAACTCACTGGCACGCTTTAGAGCGAGACATTTTGTGAGAGTGCAGTCAAAAATGGCAGCAGTACGTACAGTTCCCTTCGTAATTTCCCTAGTTGGAGATTCTGGTGTGCATAAATCCGACACAGCTACTGTGTTGGCGAAAGATATGTGCAATCCAGGGAACTGTAATATTGATATTGGCTCGACAGATCCTAGTGAGCTAATATATTACTACAGCGGTCTCAAATTTTGCGACGGTTATCGTGGACAACCAGTCTGGTTCTGGGACGATATATTCCAAAAGAAATCGTCTGAATCGACTGCTACAGATGACGATGAGTATCTGAAATTCATTCGATATATATCGAATGCTCAAATTTCTTTACCGATGGCGCATGTGGATGAAAAGGGTCGTTATTTAACTTCCCCATTATTCATCACTACATCGAATGATCCTTATCCGAATCCGAAATCAGTCTGTTCAATAGAAGCAGTTCAGCGACGTCGTAACATATTGTGTTACGTTACCGTTGACAAGAAATCAGACCCGTTGTATCCCGAAGAAGCCGTAGTTTACGATTTAGAAGACGGAACCCAATACGTGGAACAGTCATTGCAATATATGCAGTTTCACATTTTACCATCTGAGCTGAAGCTTAATGACGCGACGGTCGGAACCGTACATGCTTTTAAAAAACCTGAACATGGCGCATCTACTGGAATGTCGTATACGAAATTCCTTGAAGAGTGCGTAACTCGTTTTAATGCGTGGCAAGGTACCGCATCGTCCGCTCGTATGTTTGCTCGGACACCCGCCTCTCGTGTGTTTAATGCTGGTGCTGGTTCACTGAAACCGGAGTTCATAAATAGAATGGACCCTAAAGACGTGCCAGTCCGCATGCCGCACATGAATGGCGGAAGCCAATCGAAGACGCCGCAAGAAGCTTCCTCTAAATATTTACAACAGCCCGAAACGCAAAATCAACCCGAAACAAAATTTGAAACAGCGAAAAATCCGTTTTCATTAGCTGCATCGCAGTATAATGATTTGGTTGGACAACAACTCAAACCACTCCGTGAATTTGAACAAGATCGTCTCGATGATGTCATGTTCCGTAAGGAACCTGCTGGATTTGTCGATAGATTCTTGGCCGATTATCCTACACTTTCTAATTTTATAAATTTAATTTCCGATTATTTTTCCGTTCCATGTAAAATAGTTATAAGCTTCATAAAAGCGAATTCAACATTGTTTATGTTTGCTGCGTTTGTTGCTTTCATAGCAAGTTTTTGTACTGCATATCGATTGGTCGTAAAGAGCCCCGACTTTGAAGCTCTGATTCCATCAGATGCTCGTGATGCATTTGTGGCCGCTTGTCACCCTAAGATTCAAGATGAAATGGACAATTTATTGACTGAAACAACTCTTGAACTGGAAAAGACTAAGCTGCATGCAAATATGTCGGCGCAAGGCTACGATCGATCTATTATGAAAGGAAAAGCTGCGAAAGTAATGACAAAGGAAGCTCACCTCGAGCGGATGCGCGGAAATATTTCTACGCACATGAACGCTGGACATGCAAACAAAGTCGCTGTGGAATCTGTCATTTATGACAATATCCGCTCGATTTGCCTAAAAGATGGCGAAGGCTGGATGCAAGCGATTGGAGTGTGCGGCCATTTTATGGTCGTAAATCAACACTTCTTTCAGTACGCGAAGAAGCTGGAGCAAATTAAAAATGGCAAATGTTGGATAAGAATTGGCATGAACGGACGCGATTGTTGGAGCGGTGAAATAGATATGCAACTTGTTAGATTTTATTCTAATGATGTTGCGGTATTTAAATTGCCGAAACAATGTCATTCCTTCCGTGATATTCGTAAACATTTCCTCCCTGAGAGTAAGTTCACAGTTGCCGATAAGGTACCTGTTAGGCTGCTCAGTACTACATCATTTACAAGAGTTGTAAGTGCGAACGCTACATTGCGTTCTCAATCTCTCACGTATGATGATGAAGACGATAAGGATATTGTTATGACTGTCATGGATTGGTTCGAAGTTTCACACACAAATCTGACAAAAGGAGATTGTGGTGCACCCATGTTTCTCGATCACATAAATTTGATCGCAGGTATACATGCTGCTTCGAACGGAATTACTGGCATTGTTGTTCCTGTCTGGCGAGAAATGTTTGACCATTGTGTTGAACCCTACCAGATAGAGGACTGTCCTGAACCGATCGAAAAAGTTTATGCTAATGGTAGAGGAGCTGTTGATCCTGTTGGACTCGTACCACCAAAGTGGTCCAACTTTGTGTTAAACAAAACCGATATCAAGCCTTCTCCAATATGCGGCGTTGTAGCTGAAGTCCAAAAGGAGCCCTCCGTGAAATCTCTTAAAGATGTGAGAATTAGCGATGAGGCTCGTCGAGGTGAAGAACCTATTTGGAAAAGCTTTCAACAGTATTTTGATCCCGTACATGATATACCCGGAGAGTTTCTACGAAAAGCTCGAATAGCGATTTTAGCAATGCTAACGTTGGTGCAACCAACAGAAGCATTGAAAAGAAGAGTGCTAGACGAGGAAGAAGTATTAAATGGAACCCGAGATGGAACCTTTCCCTCACTGAACATTCATACATCAGCAGGAATGCCACAGCGCACCTATGCTCCCGGAAAGCCTGGTAAAACAGCTTTCTTTACGCGTAGAGACGATGATAGTTTACGCTGGGGAGATTCCATAGCTGCTCAAAGATTTAAGAAAGATTATGAGCATTATGAAGAATGTCTTAGAGATGGTGTGGTTCCATTTGTCATGTTACAGGAACAATTGAAGGACGAAACTTTAAAGAAAAGCAAAATTAATGATGCGAAAACACGTACATTTGAGGTGTTTCCAGGTCCGCTAGCTTTAGTGTTCCGGAAGTACTTTGGTGCTTTCAATGCTGCAGTTCAAAAACAGCATGCGCATATGCCAATTTCGGTTGGTATTAATCCGCATTCAGTCGCATGGCAGATCCTTTATCAACGCTTGAATAGATTCGGCGGTAAAGTGATTGCTGGTGACTATGTCGCATGGGATAAACGCCTGTGTGGCCAAGCTATTTATGAATCAGTAGAAATCATCAATGAATGGTACAATCAAGATAACTCGATCTCGCAAGAAGAAAAAGAAATTAATGCGAGAGTTCGGCTTTTATTAGCGGTTATTTTGATACACTCAAATGTTGTAGTGCAACGTATCATGTATCAAACTGAACAAGGACTCCCGTCAGGCGTTCCGATTACGTCAGTGCTCAACTCAGTTGCGAATTGGTTGTATCTGTACTCAGCCATATTCCAAGTGTTGGAGAGCAAAGGTGTGTCGGCAATGCTCCTGCCGCATGAATTGAACGATCATGCGGAATTAGCGCTTTATGGTGATGATCATATCGTTGCTTTGAGTGCTAAGTTACGGGAATTTGTAACGTTCCGCGACATACGAGATGTATTTCTCGCACGTCGTGTAGGCTATACAGACGCGAACAAGAATGCCTATTCTGACTTCGACTTTGAAAATTTAACAGATGTTACATATTTGAAAAGGAAGTTCCAACCTGAAGGTGGTCGCGTTTACGCACTCCTCGATAAAATATCAGTGGAAGATCAGCTTAATTGGATAAATGAAAATAAGCAGATGAATGACTTCGCTATATTAGCGCAATGTTTCCACGGATTTCAAATTGAGGCCCACTTGCATGGTAAGGAATATTTTGATTCGATGATGTATAAATTGCGATCTGCCTTAGAAGATCATCATGATGATCACAAGGTTTGCGCTCTTTCACGTCTGTCTATG